AACTCGGATCGTCCAGCAGGTACTTCTTCACCTGGTCAAAGACGTAGTAATGACCAATCGTCGGTGGTTGAAAACGGCCAACGATCACAGCGACTTTCTTCATGAGCAAGTTCCTAGAGTTCGGTATTTAGACCTTATCATGGTGTTGAAAACTACACCTCCTGGAGTAAGGTACATGGTCTTCAGGCCGTGGCCGTTAGGAACCCGGGTGGGATTGTGTTCGGTGGGTTTGGGTGTTAGAATCAGACCCAAGCCGCCCATTCTGAGGAGAACACATGGCGGCACGAAAGACGAAATCAACTGTGATCGACCCAAGCACGGCGCCTGAGAATCCGCCGGATCTTGAGATCGAGATTGAAGCAGAACCAGAAAATGCGGTCCTTGATCTGGTCGATCAGCTCAAGCCAGCTGAACCCAAAAAGGTCAAGTACCGGCGAGACAAGAGCAGTACCCCCAAGAAGTACTATGTCACGAACGCCCAACTTCTAGAGGCGTTTCATGAGGCTAAGGCACTCGGCCGTCTGACTGACCGCATGGCGCGATACCTGCAGATGATTGCCGAGCGGTACTCGTATCATCCATGGTTTGTTGGGTACTCGTACCGTGATGACATGGTCGCGGCAGCCGTGGTGAACTTGGTGGCGAACTGGCACAAGTTCAACCCAGAGAAATCAGACAACCCGTTTGCGTACTACACAACCGCGTCGTACCGCTCATTCCTGTCGTACCTCGATGCTGAACGCCGTGAACGGGACATCCGAGACGAGCTGCTGATCGAGGCCGGATCGAATCCGTCCTTCAACTACCAAGATCGACATTCCGGCAAAAGCAGTGATGACACTGCCTTCACCGGATCTTCACCCGAAGAATGATCAATTCGCAGCGGCGTTAGGGAAGGTTCTGCTGCTCCAAACGATACGAACGGCACCGCTCGCTCCTGAGCCGTTTCCGCCACCGCCACCACCGAAGGCGCCACCAGCGGGAGTTGCTGAGTAAACACCGGCTGTGCCATACGAGCCGCCGCCGCCTCCGCCACCGTTAGTGGTTCCACCGGCACCGTTCGGGCCGGTGCCGTAAAGGCCAACACCGCCACCAGAACCAGAGGTGCCAGATTGGCCGGCTCCACCGCCGCCACCGCCACCGCCACCGCCAGAGGTTCCTGAGGTTGAGCCCGTACCGCCGGTACCACCGTTGCCTGCATAACCGCCGGCGCCGCCGCCACCACCTCGATAGCCAGTAGCAACGCCAGCACCACCAGCACCACCGTTCCCTCCGCCATCTCCAACGAATCCGCCGCCAGCGGCGTTGAATGATGTTCCTTGGCCGTATTGACCGCCGTCGCCAGAAACCGTGCTAGGAGACATGAAATAGGACTGTTCCCCATTTCCTCCACTACCGCCAGCTCCAACGACCACGGTGATTGAGCTTCCAGGTGTGACGGCAATGTTGTTCTTCCAACCAAGCCCGCCACCACCGCCACCACCGCGGTAGGACAGTGTCAGGTTTCCGCCACCACCACCCCCAATACACACAACAGAGACTGACGTGACGCCTTCTGGTACCACCCACGAGTAGGTGCCTGGAACAGAATAGGTTTGATCGACACTAGGTGGCGTGAAGTTCCCAGTGAACACCGCATCTCCTTTGAAGATCCTGACGTCGTCAATCAGGCCCTGAAAAGTGAAAGCGGTGGACGTCATCGCACCAATGGCGATGTAGTTTTGGTTCAGGGTTGGGGAAGCTATGGCAGTTCTGCCGAGAGTGCCGTTCACAAAGAGCCTAAAGGTGCTACCTTGTCGGCTCATTGCTAGGTACGTCCAGGTGTTGAGCGGAATGGCACCGGCTGCGGTGCGCCCTAGATCAGCCCCAGCGAGCATTTGGATTGATCCTGTGCCTTCAGCCACCATGCCGATGCTAGTGGTTGAGCTTGACAGACCACCTGGTGTAGCAGAAATTGCGACGATGCCTTGGGTGGCTGGTGTCGCCGAAGTCCGGAAGATCCACATGCCCAAGCCAAAATCACCGGTGACGAATTGAAAATCGGCACTTGGTGATGTGGTGTTCGTGTACGCGGTGCCCGAAAGTGACAGCGCGTGCGAACCAATCCGAGCGCTGGTGGAGTATGCAATGGATCCTTGGGCCATTAACGGCTTTGGATTCGCTGAGCTGTCATTCAGGTTGTTGTCAAACCGGTACAACGCAATTGGCTCATAGAACTGTACAGGCAGAGCGGTGTACCCACTAGATGCCAGAATCATGTGATGCTCCCTGAGATCACGGCTACCGAAGAGCTGTCGTACCACACAAGGCACGTGCCATATGGAGCAAGCGCCCGGTTGCCTGTATCCGCCGTTCCATCGCGACGCAGCGTCAGCCCAACCCCTGAGGTAATAGTCAACGAAGATCCAGTGCTGTTGTAGAAACTAAGCGCGTCACCAGCTCCGTAGACTCCAGATGGCAGTGTGATGCCAGCCGTGATGACTGTTCTGTTTCCACGGTCGGTCAGGTTTCCAGCAAATGAGGTGGATCTTGGGATGCTGACCGGCTTGACCTCACTCCAGGTGCTGTCGCCCCTGAGAAAGGTCGATGGGCTCGCTGAACCGGAGCCAAGACGAGCAGTTGGAACAGTACCAGAGCCAAGGTTGCTAGCGTTCAGGTTCGTCAAGTTGACACCTGACACAGCGCCGAATGACGCTGACCAGGTTCCAGATGTAACTGTTCCGACAGAAGTCAATGATGAGGCCACGACGTTTGTCGCAAGCGTGGTGCCGGTAAGGGTTGAAGCTGCTGCAACCGCCACTGGCGTCTGCCATGTTGGCGCTAGGCCTGGTCCATTAGATGCGATGACCTGCCCTGCCGTTCCGAAATTGGAGCCATTCAGCCCCCATTCGCCGAGAGCTGTGATCCGCAACCTTTCAGTTCCAGCGTTGTGACGGACAATGAAATTACTGCCTGAGGCCTGACTTCCACCTGCAGCAACAGAAACCTGCATGATGATGTTCTGGCCGTTTGAGTTAGACGCACCGCCGCTGCCGTTGATACCAGATTGAAGTGTGATGCTGCCTCCAGCGAAACCGCTAAATGACGATGATCCGTCAGCCGCTCTGATCAGAATGTTGGGGCCTGAGGTTGACTGAGAAATCGTGGTGGCAATCTCGAGGCTGGCCGCGTTGGCGGTAGTTCTGATGGCGACGGAGCCGTCTGTACCTGAACCTAGACCCAGTACGCGTGTACCGTCATTCCAAGTAAATTTTGGTGATCCGGCAAACTCTCCTGCGTTGTTGTACTGAATGTTGTTTGTGCTACCGCCAGGTGAGGCTGATGAGGCCACCCACGCCCCGTCACCTCTGAAGAAGGTTGTACTGTCTCGGGTTCCTGAGGTGCCGATTCTATCGATCGGCACCGTGCCGCTCGACAAATTTGAGGCATTCAGGTTAGTGAGGCTGGCCCCGGACACCACCCCAAGCGTAGCTGACCACGTGCCAGACGTGATGTTACCAACCGAGGTCAACGAGGAAGCTGTGACGTTTGAGGCAAGTGTGCTTCCTGTCAGGGTTCCAGCGCTTACCGCACCAGTTTCTCCACCAGTTTGTGTCCAGGCGGTGTCAAAGATGTACAGGGTGCTCTCATCCGTCCTGAAAAACACCTCACCCTGAGTTGGTGATAGTGGGAAAGCGGTGCCAGATGGCACGATCAGATTTTCTAGGGCCGTGCCCTGCAGCAGGCGAATTCCATCGTAAAGCATCTTGACTCCTTGTCATTCAATCCTTATTTATGGAAGCATGTCTCAAAACCCATGGTTACAATTAAGTTGAGTCGTCAGCAGGAGCTAACATGGCGGCACTAACCTCTCGTAAACGAATTTTGCTTTTCACGGACATCCACTGGGGCGCGCGGTCAAATTCAGATCAGCATCTGCAAGACTGCCTGCAGTACATTGACTGGCTGTGTCACCTGGTGAAAGAAACCCAGGCCACACATCTGGCGTTCCTTGGGGACTGGTTTGAGAACAGGAACGCGATCAACGTCAAGACCCTGAAGGCCTCTCAGGAGGGTGCCAGGCGGTTGAACGCACTGGGAATTCCGGTGTACTTCATCATTGGCAACCACGATCTGTACCACCGCAGCACCAGAAAGGTTTTCAGCACGGATCCGTTTGCCGATCTTGAGAACTTCGTGTTGATCAGCGAGCCAACCGAGCTGTCATCAGATCTTTTCGCGTCGCCTTTCTTGTTCAAGGACGAGTACCCACAGCTTGCCGGCACCATCAACTCGTATAAGTACGTCATTGGACACTTCGAGTTCAGGAACTTCGTGGTGACAGGAGCCGATCTGACCTTGGATCATGGTCCGGATCCTGATCAGTTCAGCGGGCCAAAGTACCTGCTCAGTGGGCACTTCCACAAGCGCCAGGCCAGCAAGAACATCATCTACATCGGGAACACTTTCCCGACGACCTTCGGAGATGCTGGCGACGCCGAACGCGGTGCAGCACTGCTGGATACCTCGACAGAGGATCTGGAGTTCTACAACTACGAGCACGCGCCGTTGTTCTTCAAGACCAGGCTGTCAACGGTGCTTGCGGGTGACATGCCGTTCACAAAGAACGCTCGTGTCCGCTGTCTTTTGGACGTTGACATCGGGTACTCCGAGGTCCAAGCTCTGCGAGAAGAGATGATGCAGCTCTTTGAGCTTCGAGAGTTCAGCGTTGAAGAGGACCTGATGTCGAAGAAGGACTCCCTGAACGCTGGTCTTGATGTCGAAGGTGATCTTGACCTATCATCACTGGACGGGACCGTCCGCAAGCTGATCCACGAGGGCGTGCAGGCCACGGCCACGATTGACCCAGAGCTCTTGGTTGAGCTCTATGAAGAACTGCAGGTGAACTAATGCGCGAATACCAACCCGACTGCTGGAAGCTAGTCAAGATCGTCTCCCCAAAACACGGTACGATCTACAAGGTGCTTGCTGGTTGGTACGGCGGCTTCGCGCGTGGCGATTCTTGGAAACTCAGCTCCGGCACTGAGGACGTACAGGTTCAGGACGATCTCATTCGCTTGCCGCAGTACAGCGGATCGGTGTACCTGCTGCATGAGGGCTGCGAGCACATGAGCAGCCTGATGCATGGAGTGTACAACTCGTTCGTCGAAGACATTGAGGGCACAGAGAACTCGATTGAGCTTATAACACTCGACGAGCTTAAGCACGCGTTCAGCTACAAGAAAGAGAGCTCATGAGCAGCACGCTGTACTTCAAAGAGCTTGGGCTCAGGAACTTCCTGAGCTTTGGTCAGAATGAGACAACCATTGACCTGTCTGAACCTGGCACAATCTCAATCGAGGGTCAGAACTTAGATCAGGGTGGATCGAACGGCGCCGGCAAGACCACCATCATCAATGCGATCTGTTACGCGCTGTACAACAAGCCATTCGACAGCATCAGCCTGCAGCGTCTGATCAACAGCACGAACGCCACCAAGAGCACGCTCATGGAGGTTCGTCTGACCTTTGAACGCGCTGGGGACGAGTACGAGATCATTCGAACTCGTGGTGAGGCGTACACGATCTCGATCACCAAGAACGGTGAGGACATCACGCCAGGTAAGGGCGTCACTGAGTGCGATGAGCTCATTGAGGACATCGTTGGGGTCTCGTACGAGCTCTTCACGAAGACCATCATCTTCTCCGGGAACGCCCAACCGTTTCTGATGCTGCCCATCGCGCAGCAGCGTGCTCAGATCGAGGAGCTCTTCAACATCACGCTGCTGTCAGAGAAGGCCTTCAAGCTTCGCGAGCTCATCAGACAGACCGAGGGCGATATCAAGGTCCAGGAGGCAGTGGTCAAACAACAAGAGGTCGCGCAAGAGCTGCACACAAAGCACACCCAAGAGTCTGAGCAGCGCGTCAAGCGCTGGGAGGCTGACCGTCTCAAAGAGATTGGTGACATCGAACGGACCCTCGCCACGATTGCTGACGTTGACTTCGAGTCCGAGAAGCTGCTGCATGACGAGCGTGCCAAGTTGAAGCAGGACGGTGCCTACCTGGCCGCCAAGCTCGCCCCTAAGAAGAAGGACCTGCAGCAGCTCAACAAGGACCTTGAGAAGCTGATGGGGGAGGAGGAGCATCTCAAGGACGCGCGCTGCCCGTACTGCTCGCAGAGCTTTGTTGACGCGCAAGCCAAGCTTGTCATGGTGCATCGAGCAATCGAGACCAAGGGCATCATTCTGTTGGGGCTGGAGGCTGAGACCGATGAGCTGGCGAAACAGGAAGCGGACAAGAAAAACAAGCTTGCTGAGGTTGAAGCGGCAATCCAGCATCCGAACCTGGACAACCTGCTCAAGGCCAGAGAGAACGCGGTGTCACTGCAAGCCAAGCTCGATGACCTGAAGGCTGCTATCAACCCACACATTGAGGCGCTCGAGCGTCTCAAGGGAGAAGCACAGAAGCCTGTTGAGTACGAGAAGATCAACGAGCTCAAGAAACGCCTCGAGCATCAGCAGTTCTTGCTGAAGCTACTGACGAACAAGGACAGCTTCCTTCGCCGTAGGATCATCAACAAGACGATCCCATTCCTGAACGACCGGATCAACGAGTACACGCGTCGCCTTGGGTTGCCGCACATCGTGAAGTTCGATGCTGACATGAGCTGCACCGTGTCGGAGTTTGGGCGTGAGCTTGATTTCGGGAATCTGTCAGCTGGTGAGAAGAAGCGCGTTAGCACGGCGTTGGCCTTGGCGTTCCGTGATGTGCTGCACCACCTGCATGCCAAGACAAACCTGCTACTGATCGATGAGCTGGACGGGCAGCTTGATGGCTCTGGCATCGACGCGGTGGTGCGGATCTTGAAGGAGAAGAGCCGTGATGACGACATGGCGATCTACGTGATCAGCCATCACCCAAACATCCAGGGCCGCCTTGATCGCTCGATGGTGATCCAGAAGCTACATGGCTTCAGCCAGATAGTAGAGGGATGACGGCGGATACGGGATGGGCCGTTACAAGAGTTACACTTGAACTCAACACGATTCCAGGTGGATAGCGTATGATTCACCTACGTCAAATCCTGACGCATTCACCTGGAGATCAAGATCATGGCCAAGACCACCAAGACCGCCGCGAAGCCCGCCCGCCTGCCCGCCAAGGAGCAGATGGCCAACCGCACCCGCGTTTCCTTCGGTTCCGCCTTCATCCGTGACTGCAAGGCCGGCGTCCAGCGCGACGTCGCCAAGGTCCTCGCGTTCGCCATCGCCCTGGGCCTCGGCAGCGCCGGCAAGCTGAAGCAGCTGAAGGCCGAGACCGTCGCCGAGCGCGTCAAGAACCACCTCGACGCGCTGCCGGCCAACGCCGAGCTGCCGAAGAACGCCAAGTTCGTGGCCTGACGCGTGCCGCCGCGGTGGTGGAGTGCGTGGCTCTCCACGCGGCCGGGGCATGAACCAGCCTTCCCCTCGTGCGCTGGTTCATGTCTCGGTTACAGTTGGCAAGCTCGAGCCGTGAGAACTGTTACACTCTAGTGATGTACAAACTCCGGAGTCCGCAGTAAGATCACACGGCATCGAGTCATCGATACCCCGCAGTAATCGCAGTACCAAGTAGTTCAACCCGTTCAACCCTCGTTCAACTCACCTGGAAATCACCATGGCCAAGACCAAGACCCCCGTCAAGAGCGCGAAGACCGCCAAGCCCGTCGAGAAGACCCGGCTGCCCGCCGCCGAGCAGATGGCCAAGCGCACCCGCGTTTCCTTCGGTGCCGCGTTCATCCGCGACGTGATCGCCGGCGTCCAGCGCGACACCGCCAAGCAGCTGGCCCTGGCCGTCGCCATCGGCCTCGGCACCGCCGGCAAGCTGAAGCAGCTCGCGCCGGAGACGCTGCGCGAGCGCCTGGGCGCCAAGCTGCAGACGATGAAGCCCGAGGACCTGCCGAAGAACGCCAAGTTCGAGGCCTGATCGCTCTGCCGCGCGAACCTCAAGGTCCTTCGAGGTCCTTCGGGACCTTGAGGGGGATCCGGCCTCTAAATAGCCAGATGCAAGAGGCCGGACCATGAAGCTACGAGACCTGTTCGAACAGAAGCTAGAGACCAAGACCGCTCAGGAACTCTGGGACGGTGCGTCTCCGAAGAACTATCGGAACTCAACAGAGTACTTGGTCAAGCAAACCAAGGACGGCAAGTACGAGGCCTTCAAGGTCGTCGGTGACAAGCGCAAGCCTTTCGGTGTCTTCAGCTCGGCTGACCTGAAGAAGACCCTGACACCACTGCACCCTAACCAAAAACCCGACGGCGAGGGCTTCATGGTGTACGTCGACGCCGACAAGATCCAGGCGTTCCAGTACGATGGCGATCCTGTGAAGCTAGACCTGGACGGGGACGGTACCGACATCGTCACCCTGAAGAGCGGCGACTTCGTTCTACGATCCGTTGAAGGCGAGGACTTCGTGTTCAGCGTTGAGAGCGAGGCAAGCTTCAAGTCCATGATGACACCCGCCTGACCCAGCCTGACCCAGTAAATACTGGGTGATTCGTAAGCTCAAGACCACCGAGGTAAAGAAAACCCGAAAGCTGCTCCTTGAACAGCAAGGTTGGACTTGCGCCATCTGTCGGATGGCGTGCACTGAGGACCAAGCCGTCCTCGATCACGATCACAAAGGCGGCCATGTTCGGGCTGTCCTCCACCGTGGTTGCAACGCGCTTCTTGGGCGCATCGAGAACAATGCCCCGCGCCATGGGATCAAGCTCGAGCAGCTCATCGAGTTCCTGAAGGGCGCGGCAGAGTACGTTGACCACCACCGGGAAAACAAGTCCTTGTTGATTCACCCGACGCACTTTACCCCAGAAGAGAAGATCCAGCGTCGTAAGGACCGAGCGAAGCGTCTGCGGAAGCTCAAAACCCAGAAGCTTGATGCCGTGCTTTGAGCATTTCGTTACAATGAATCTCCTTTAGGAGGTTCCTATGAATGCCAAAACAGCCAAACGTCTCCGTTCCATCGCCACCACAATGGCCGTGGCCGCCGAACAACAAGGACAAAATGTCGCCCGTGTCAGGTACATCGTCCAAAACGGCACCATCGCCCTGCACCCACGGTCTTGGAAGGGCATCTACCGCTCTCTCAAGAAAGACCTGAAGGCGACTTCCACGAAGCGCGAACTGCAGGCACTGTGACCAGGCCTTATCGGCTCAAGCCAGAAAATCAGCTTGCGCCGTCGCACCCGCTGCACTGGACCAGGTTCTGGCCTGATCTACAGCGACTTCACCGCTCGAGAACCGAAGCACGTCAGGATCTCGTGCTTTGGCTCTCGTCGGTGTACGCGGCCGCGGTGAAGGGGCGTTCACCGCGCGGGTTCTGTGAGGTCAAGATCCGGTTGATGGACCTTCGTGCTTGGGTGCGAGATTACAAGCCGGCACTGGAACACTTCTTCGTCATCAAGGAACGAGGGTTCTACATCGATGAGGAGAACTTTGAGATCAGCACCCTGATCCCAAAGGTCCTGCCACCTGAAGAGCTCAAAGTCCTACAGACGACGTCTGACACCCTGAGGTACGTGCCACCACCACTGCCTGATGGCACAGTGATCTCAAAGGTCATGTTGCGGCCTGGGCTTGATCGCACGAAGCTCTTACGTTCGGTTGTTGAACGCGGGCGCCCTGAGCTGGTTCATCCGCTGTCATGGCTGCTCGCCAACGGACCGGAGTTGAACTTCCATTTTGCACCGAGCGGTAAGCTCAAGCAGCGCGACACTAGTGTTTGGCCAATCTCTGGGATAGAGACCTGGCCAAGCTGGCTCCGTGAGGAGCTCTTTGGATCAGGCATTGATCTAGATTCGGCGTACGTGCAGTTCCTGGTGCAGACCATTGAGCGAGAGTTCAAAGATCGACCAGGTGCGATGGAGACTATGTTCCCAGCGCTGCTGTCGCTGCTAAACGACAAGGAGAACTTCAGACGTGACCTGTGTGAACATGTCCTGAAGCTCCCTTACACGAGCGAGAACCGTTCGCTGATCAAGCGCATCATCATGAGCTTGGCGAATGGCTCCAAGATCTCACCCTCGCTCCTGACAAACGGAGCCGGCTTTTCACTGACCGCTGAGCTTATTGTGCATGAGCTGCCGGAGGCTGGGGCATTTGAGCTCACCCAGATCGGAGCACAGCTCCAAAAACTGGCTGATCAGTTCAGGAACGCCAAGCGCCTTGCCTGTGTACTGCTCCTGAAGACCGCGCCGAACCGTGAGAACGTTCGAAGGATCTTCAGCTCGTACTTTGCTTGGGAGCGGCAGGCTCGGTACGCGCTCTGGGAGGCCATCGATCGGCATGGGATCATGGTGCATGATGGTATTGACGGTGTGCCGCCGGAGTACCTGGCTCGAACGCCAGAGCTGGTGAAGCAGCTCGGCTTACGACTGACGTCCTGAGACCACCCGGTTCTTCGATATAGGACACCTCACCTCCAGCCTTCGAGGTGAGCCGGCGTCGCCTGGTGACGTCAGAACGGCATGAACGGAGTCTTGGCGATCTCTTTCAGACGCTTGTTCAGGAACTCGACAGCCATGTCGCGTTCGATAGCCGACATGCCAAGGACCGTCTCGTACGAGAACGCACCGCGACTGAAGTACGAGATCTCGATCGCACTCTGGATGAGCCCCTTGGCTTCAAGGTGCAGCTTGTCGATCATGGATACGATCCTGGTGTGATCGCCAGTCAGGATCATTCGGTGAAAAAACTGACTGGGTTGAGCGGAAGCTCAACACGCATGTCCTTACCGCAGTCCTTGCACTCCAACGTCACAATCTGATCCGGTCCCCAATCATTCAGCGCGCTGGCCGCCGCTGTGATCTTGTTGATCTGCGGGGTCGTCAACGTCCGGACCCATTCTTCGATGAACTTCGGGTCGGTGACATTATCAACGCGCTCGATCATGCTCAGCAGGTTCGTGATTGCAAGGCGCTTGATGTCATCCTCATTGAGTTCTTTCTTGCCCTCGCTTTGGTGAAAGAGCTCGATGACGTCCTTGAAGCGCATTGGCCGTGTGTAAACCTCATGGCCATCGACTGACACCGTACGCAGCTTCTCGATCATTGTCGGATCGAGCTGCTTCATGCGCTGTAGGACCTGCTCAAGGTCCACGACGTACGAGTGATCCTTCGCGTTCTCACAGTCATGCTTGACCTCGATGCGGTACTCTGAGCCGTAAGTTGTCAGCCTCAGGAAGAACAGCAAAGCGTCGACGTCTCGGCCAAAGAGCTCCAACGGCTTCTTGATCGCGGGCACGCATTCCGCAACAACAGCCTGCAGCGCCTTACCGTTGAACAACAGGTCAGGGTTCTTCAGGTTGATTTCAGTGAGTGCTGTCATTGGGTGCACGTGGATCTCACCACTTGAAACCGAGACATCAAGCTCACCATTGAAGTACAGCGCGCCCCTTGATGGCAGTTGGAAAACGCGGCCTGGAAGCTTGACTTTAAGCAGCGGGTTGATGGAGTCCGACATGAACCGAAACCTCTCTAAATATCGATGCCCCTATTTAGAGGTGCCCGGAACTCACCGAGACTCATGGAACAGAAGATCCTTGAAACACTAGATGCGATTCATCGCCTGCTGAAGAGCAGCACGGCGTTGTCGTCTGGAAAGCTTCCAAACTCTCGGGATCGTGCTCAAGGGAATGCCACCCAGCGCGAGATGAAGGACACCCTTCGCGTTTTCAGGGCAATTGGAACTGCTGGAAAGAGCACTAAGGACGCGATCCTTGGCTTGAACGTTTCATTCAAGGAGCTGTCTGGCGAGGTTGGTAAGGCCTCCGTGAACTTTGGTAGCCTGAACAGTCAGCTCGCCAAGTTCATGAACGCGTTGCAGGTTCCAGACCTGCAGGCCGATGCCCCCTCACCAATCGCCCAGATCGGAGAGAACTCAAGGCTCCTCAAGAACCTTGTTGACATCTCAGAGAAGCAGCTCGGCTTCAGCTCGAGCATGGCAGGATCGCTTGCTGGTCTTGTCACAGCTGCACAACTGCAGCTCAAACAAGGTGTTCGCGACCTTACTCTGCCGCCACAAAAGACCGACCCGATCTTCAGGCAGCTGCTCGATATCAATGAGCGCATGGCGGATCACCTCGCGTCCGTCACCGCCTTGCTACCGAAACTCGCCCCGTCGATCTCTGTTGAGATTCCAAAGGTCGATGTTCCAGCACCAAACGTCACGATCCCACCGCCGATCTTTGATGTTCCGGCACCAAACGTCACCGTTGATCCGCCGATCATCAATATTCCAGCGGCGTCTCAGGTCATCAACGTCGAGCCGCCGACCGTTGACGTTCCAACGCCGACGGTCTTCACGCCAGAGCCGAAGACTGACCAGCTTGACGTTCTTGTTGGAATCAGCCGACAGGTCCTAACGGCGCTTGAGAACGCGACCGCGTTGTTGTCAAGGCCAGCGCCCGACATCGTCTTCCCAGAGCCTAAGACCGACCCAATCTTCACCGAGCTGCTCAATGTTAATCGACAGATGGCAAGCTCTCTGTCAGCGGCAGCTGGGGCGCTTCAACAACCTAAGGTCACAGAGGTTGTTGCCCCAGAAGCACCAGCAGAGCAGAAGACGGATCCAATCTTCAATGAGCTGCTGGGTGTAAACAAGCAGATGGCGGCAAGCCTGGCAACGGCGACGAGCTTGTTGGGTGGTCTTGCACGCCTCAATGTCCCGATCACCGTCCCAGAAGGTGACCCAAAGAAAGATACCGCCCCAGTAGTTTCAGCTATCCGAAAACAAGAAACCGGCTTACGCGGTACGATTGGTCGACTGTTTCCAAGAAGGACTCCAGCGCCAGGCCCAGATCGCGCGGCACCTGCCAGGTCCGGACGTAATATTGATGACCTTGATCTACCAATGAGAGATGTGCTAGGCCGTATGGTTGAGCGCTTCGGCCGCACGACTTCATCGCTTAGCTTGTTTGGGGCAATGTTGGGACAGATCTCTGACGTCCTAGTTCGTCTGGCAACTGATTTCATGTCGATCGCTCGAGTCGGCATGGGCAGCACCGAGTCGTTGTACGAGCTTTCCAAGAACGCGCTGTTGGCCGGCATGTCGCTCGCGGACTACGTTCGCATCATGCGTGAGAACAGCGCCTTCGCAAGCCGAGCAGGAAGCATTGAAGAGTTCGATCGGGTCACCTCAATGGCCACCAACCAGCTAGCTGTGCTTGGTGTCTTTGGCTCAGAGGCTAAGGAGCTGCAAGCCGTCATGGCGAACAGCTCCACCATGATGGGCATCAGCCAAGCCAATCTCGGTTCCTCAATGAACGCGCAGGTGGCGTTGTTCGACAAGCTCCGCAAGAGCACGAACATGACGGCCGAGGAGTTCGCGAACCTTGTCAAGAGCGTCGCGGACAACGATCAAGCCCAGAAGGAGCTGCTGGGCCTTGCACCAGCAGCTCGCTTGGCACGTCAACGAGAGCTCCTGCAGATCGCGTCAACTGGTCAGCGATTGGGCCTGACGGCTGAGGCCTCGAAAAAGCTGGCCGATGCATTGATTGCCCAGCGTGGTGAAACGGTGAAGAGCCGTGTCGATTCTGCTGGTCGCATTCGTCAGATGGCGGCCTTTGCCGGCATGGGGGCTGAAGGCGAACGAGCGGCTCAAATCGTTATGAAGGGCCGAGCCGCTACCGCTTCTGAGCTTGAGGAGCTACGTACCTTTGCAAGTCGCCTGGATTCGCGCTCTCAGAGCATGTACGAAACCGGCACGCTTGGAACCCAGAACGTCATCGATGAGCTCTCCAAGTACCTGGGTGAGAACAACTTCGGAAAGCTCATGGAGGCGAACCGACCAGCGGCCCTGGCCCAGAGCAGCGGTGAGGTCTTCAACAAGCAGTTCGGTCAGCACGTCAGTGAGTTCGGTCAGTTTGTGGGCAAACTCACAACAATCATCAAGGGCATCGTTGAAAGTCCAGTTGGCCTGATCGCGGCGGCTGTTGGATCAGCGTTGCTGCTTGCCTTCCGTGGCCCGATCATGGGCTTGCTGTCTAAGGTCGTTGGCAGTGGTGTCGGCGCAGGAGCTGCGGTCGCTGGCGCCGCAGGAACAGCAGCGAAGACCGGCAGCGTCCTGTCAAGGCTAGTCGCGCCACTTGTGACCCTGAAGGATTCAGCGCTTCGGTTGATGCCGTCAATGTACGACATCGGCAACGCTGTTGGTAACACCGTTAAGACCATCGGAAACGCACCGAATTTCCTGAGACAGCAGGTTAACGCGATCAGGCTGACCAACGCGATCAGTGGGCCGGTGCAGACAATCAAGTTCATGTTCCAAGAGCTTGGTGTGTCAGTTGGAAACGGTGCAAAGGCGCTGTTGACCGGAACCAAGGCCGCTGGCGCAACAATCTGGTCAGGCATGCACGCTTTCACCAAGAGCTTTGGTGTCGTTGGTGCCGCCTTCAGCGCGGTTTTCGAGCTCTTCACGGGTGATGTGACGGCGGCCCTCAACCCAGAGGGTGGAATGTTCAACCGGATCGGCGGCGCGGTCACATCGTTCTTCACCGCAATCCCGAACATGATCATCGACACCTTGGCTTTCATCTTTGGTGACGAAGCCCTGGGGCGGGTTAGAAACTCATTTGACATCATCGTGTCCTTCATGAACATGGCAATCAAGGACTTCTTTGCTAGGATGATCGGCGGGCTGGGTTCGCTACTGAAGCGAATTTTGCCTGACGACTCAAAGCTCGTCAAGTTCCTTGAGAGCACCAGCGAGAAGCTTCAAGACTCGGCAATGTCGAATGCCCAGACCGTTGAGGCGCTCTGGAATGACAGCAGCAAGACGCTTTCTTCAATCTCTGAGGAGAACAGGCGTAAGGCCGAGAAATCAACCCAGCAAGCCACCGAGGCCACGAATCAGGCTCGGGTGGCGGCGTCTAAGTTTGACAGCGTGCATTACGGCAATCAAATCGACGCCAACAAGCTCCTCAATGAGGGACGCGCACTTGTCGGTACGCCACAAGTTCAAGAGCCACCTCGCGTTGCCCCGCAGCCGGCCACCGTAAATAACACTGAAACGACGCAAGATGCGCAACAGGGCGCACGCGATCGCACTGCGGCCGTCAACAGTCCGGAAGCTGTGGCAGTGTTGCAGAGCATTTTGCAGGTCCTGAATCAATCGCTGACTCTTGAACAAGCTCAGGTCATGGCACTGGGTCAGATGGCTGGAGTTCGGCCAAAGGCGGAATTTGTGTCAGCTGAGACGGTCGCACAACAACTGCTCGGTACTAGAAAAGGAATGACCTCGTGAGTCAGTACACCGGAATGTGGCGGATCATTACGCCCAAGACTCGTAAGCAGCTGTACACCACGCTGAGCACAGACGCGTACGATCCGCGAGCAACTGACATGAGCTCGATGGCAGCCGTGACCTGGTATTCTCAGGTCATGCGTGGTCCAGGTAGTCGCATTCAGTCGTACAAGCAGTACGACTCAATGGATGCTGACATTGACATTGCACGTTCGCTTGACATTATCGCCGAGGAGATGTCGAACAAGGATGAGAAGTCCGAGCTGCCCTTCATCGTGCAGTGGCAAAAGGAAGACAACCAGGACATCAGCGACTCGGCCGTCACGACCGTTCGCGCTGCCCTTCGACAGTGGAGCACCTTGCAGGACCTGAAGAAGCGTGTGTTCAGCACCGCTCGCTGCATGATCAAGTACGGCGACTGCTTCTTCCGTAAGACGTCTGACACTCGGAAGTGGCAATACGTGGACCCTTCTCTGGTGGCCGGTATCGAGATTGACGAGCATGGAAACAAGATCGCTTACCACGTGAAGCGACCATCGATGCAAGGTGCTAGCGGTTACGGTGTGGCCAAGAACGAGTTCGTTGACATCATTCCCGCGGCAGCCATGGTGCACTTCACCATGTCTGATGACATGGGCGACAGCGCTCCGTTCGGCCAATCAGTGTTGCGCCCGATCTTTCGTGTGTACCGCCAGCTGTCGATGCTGGAAGATGCAGTGATCATCTACCGGATCGTTCGTGCTCCAGAGCGTCGCGTGTTCTACATCGACGTTGGAAACATGAACCAGCAACAGGTCAAGCGGTACCTGGAGTCCATCAAGAACGAGATCCGTCAGAAGCGCACCCCTGGCACCGGCATGAACGGTATGAAGGACACGGTTGACGGTCAGTACGACCCAACGTCACTTCAAGAGGACTACTACTTTCCAGTCTCAGCGGCTGGACGAGGCTCACGTGTTGAAACGCTGCCAGGTGGCACTGAGGACTTCGGCACGAACCTGCTTCGTCAGTTCCAAGAGAAGATCTTCCGTGGCCTGCGCATCCCAACCTCTTACATGAGTGGCACGGATGCTCAAGGATCTCAGGCACAAACGAACGACGGCAAGGTTGGCATCGCGTACATTGAGGAGCTGCGGTTCGCGAACTTCATCTCGCGCCTGCAAGATCGCATGAACGAGATCTATGACCAGGAGTTCAAGATCTACCTCAAGGTCTGCGGCCTGCGCATCGATGATGAGGTTTTCACGATCAAGCTCCCAGATCCTGCGAACTTTGCGCTGTACCGCCAGGCTGCGTTGGATGCTGATCTGATTGGTTCGTTCAACAACATCCAGGAAGTCAAGTACCTGAGCCGACGGTTCATGCTGAAGCGCTACCTTGGCTTGACTGATGATGAGATCCAGATGAACGAGCTAATGCTCAAGGAAGAGCGGTCGCTCAAGGACAACGCCGAGGTTCCAATCCTACAGCAGCTGTATGACCCAGCCGTGTATGACAACCGTGACGCCATCAACGTTGAGGCCGATAAGGCCGTTCCTGGTGATGAGGGCATGGGCATGGGTGGTGACGAGCTAGGCTTTGAGGATCCAACGGCTGGCTTGCTTGATGACACAGGCAATCAGGACACACCTCCGGAATCAACCGAGCCAGAACCAGAAGCGCCAGGGACGACACCTCCCGCGCCAGCTAACGCGTAAATACTGGACAGTCAAAGGAGTCAGCCATGAAGCTGCTGCAAGAGTACCTCGATCCATCTATCGCCAACCTGACCGAGATGAAGCGCCAGGGCGGTGACATGTTCCTGTCCGGCATCATGATGCAGGCCGCTCTTCGCAACGGCAACGGTCGTTGCTACCCCGTGAACGAGATCACGAAGGCTGTTGAAGAGTGCCAGGACAAGATCAAGAAGGGTCAGTTCATCATGGGTGAGCTCAATCACCCAGACACCCTGAGCATCAACTTGGCAAACGTATCGCACGCGATCACCGAGATCCGCATGGACGGCAATAATGCTGTCGGCAAGATGAAGCTGCTGAATACCCCGTCGGGCAACATTGCCAAGGCGATCATCGAAGGTGGCGTTCGGCTTGGTGTGTCCAGCCGTGGCACCGGGAACGTGAACGAAGGCGGTGATGTGTCGGACTTCAGCTTCGTCACGATGGATATCGTGTCGACGCCGTCTGCACCTGAGGCCTTTCCAGATGTGGTGACCGAGGCCCTTGGTTCACGTAAGGTCATGACCCTCGCAGAAGCAGTGGTTCATGACAAGAAAGCGCAATCGTACTTCAAGGCCGAGATGACCAAGCTGATTCAGTCAATCACCAAGGGCAAGAAGTGAGCAAGCTAGACGAGAAGGTTCATCGTGTTGGTGGCCCGGCCGCGAAACAAGGCGCCCCGCTAGTCAAGGCACGGGCCTTCGACAAGGTGAATCCAAAAACCGGCGCTCGCCCCGACCGTTCATTCCTTCGTGGATATCATGGCGGTCCGGCCGAGGGCAAAGGCAAGTACGTCGGGCTTGAGTACGCAGATGAGGGCGACTTCATCTCGGTGATCGTCATTCGCGACGATGTGCCATTGACGTATGGCAACCGAAAGAAAGATCCGAACGACGAGTACAACGGCATCAATGTCCTGTTCTTTCCAGACGGCAAGATCGATGTTGACACGTACGATGTGACGTCCAAGCGCCAATGGCTGAAGGACAAGGACAAGATCATCGCAGCGGCTAAGGACGCCCTCAAGGACAAGGATCTTCCAGGACAGTACGACGGACTTGGTGGCAAAGAGGTCAAGCGCGGTAGCAGCAAGCTATCCTTTGACGTTGACAGCCATGTGCTCCGTGGTGATGATTCCAAGAGCCGTCACCACAGCGACGAGAAACACGACAAGAAGAAGTACGAAGGCAAGCAGACCTTCAAGCAGTTCCTACTAGCTGAAGCCAAGAAGATCAAGGAACCTGGCTGGTACGTTGTCGACCACATAGACGAGCCAGTTGACGGCCCCATGCAGGAACGCGGTGCCAAAGAGCTTGCTGACGAGATGAATGAGAAGCACGCTGCCAAGCACGGCAAGGGTGACATCACACCTTACTCGGCTGAGTACTACACGGACTATGAGATCCGTCGTATGAACGAGGCGGTCGGCAAGAGCGACGCTAAGCGGCTTGCTAGTCAGAACGCCGAAGCAATCATGAAAGCTAAGGCCGAGATCGCAAAGGCGCGCAGGAACGGTGATGCAGCCGCTCTGGAAAAAGCGAAGAAGAAGTTGGCTGCGCTAACTGAGGCTAAGGTCTTCGTTCAAGAACCATATGGCTCTGGTTTTGATAAGAAGCCCGTTCGTAAGGGTGAGATCCTACCATCTGAAGATGGTGATGAGTTTGAATTTGTTGGCGTTTCTGCTGACGGCAAGAAGCTTGTCGTGAAGCGCGATGGCAAGAACGTTGAAGTTTCACCTGCGAAGTTCGGTGCAAAAATCACCGCCTGAGCTCAACCGGGTGTGGTAAATACACCACGGCCAATTACCTTGAAAGGAGATCCGCTATGAGCGACCCCAAAGAACAACTGAAGTCAATGCTTGATGATCTGATTCATGATCGTCAGGAACAAGCTGCTGTGACAATCCACGACTACCTGGTTGCTAAGACCCAGCAGGTTTCTGGATTGGGTTCAGCTCAAGAGCCTGAAACGCACGAAGTCACCACAGAGTGATTCAAATGGAAGGGAAACACATCGTTTTCCTTCCATTTTCCGAACTGCACGCTAAATACCACCACATGACAAGAGCTCTATGGTGCTTGTCGCGCAGAATTCTAGTTCCAGCGTCTAGCTGGTGTTATTGAACAAGGAGATAGCATGGACGAAATCCTGCAAAAGCTGCTTCAGTCCGAGCTCCTCAGCGAAGAGACCAAAGCTGAAATCTCTGCACAGTGGACCGCTTCGGTCGACGCCTTCAAGACGCAGGTCCGTGAAGAAGTCGCCAATGAAGTTCGTCTCACGCTGTCAGAGCAGTGGCTTGTTGAGCGCGACGCGCTTATCGAGAAGGTCGACACCTTTGTGGCAGAGGCTCTGCTCAAGGAAATCGCAGAGCTCAAGGATGACATCGAGCGCTTCCGTGACCTCGAGGCCGAATACGCCGAGAAGTTGGTTGAAGAGAAGCACCGTATCGCTGAAGAGGTCGCAAGCGAACTCGATCAGCTCGTTGACAAGATCGACGCCTTCTTCGAAGTTCGTCTGGCCGCTGAGCTGGAAGAGCTGAAGGAAGACATCGAGGTCGTCAAGCAGAATGAATTCGGTCGCAAGATCTACGAAGCATTCGCTGGAACCTTCGCATCGGTTCACAAAGATGACGAAAGCGCCTTCACCCGTCTGAAGGTCGCTGAAGCCAAGCTGGCTGACGCAGAGCGTGCTCTTGCTGATGCTGAAGAAGCACGCAACAAGATGGTCCGCGAGTCCAAGCTCGAAAAGCTTTTGGCCCCGCTTTCCGGAAAGAAGCGTGAGCAAATGGAGATGGTTCTCAAGAACGTCGAAACAAGCCGTCTTGAAGAGTCCTACAAGTTCTTCATCGCACGTATCCTGAAGGAAGATGTTGCAGCTCCAGCTGCCGCGTTGACCGAAGGTAAGGGCGCTGAAAAGAAAACCACGGTCGTGACAGGTGACGCACCGGTGGAACCTGCCGTTCAACAGCTCGACGAAGGTCTTGCTCGAGTTCGGCGCCTCGCAGGTATCAAGTAATCCTGTCCCCATCCTAAGGAGAAACTCATGCAACTCATGGAAAACTGGTCAGTTACCAAGGAGGCCCTGCTCGAAGGCCTCGACGGAACCAAGAAGAAGATCGTCGACACGCTGATGGAAAACCAGCGTAAGCATCTGATGGAAACCGCTGCTGCTACCGCCACTGGCGCTGGCGCTGTTAGCGACTTCCAGAAGATCGTCATCCCGATGATTCGTCGTATCCTCCCAGGCACGATCTCGTCGGATCTGGTTGGTGTTCAGCCAATGTCCGGCCCAGTCGGTCTGGTGTACTCGCTGCGCTTCGCTTTCGCTGAAGCTGCCGACACCGGTTCGGCCCAGACTACCATCGCCCCAGGTGATGAAGTCTTCGCCAACAACAGCAAGATGAAGCGGTTCTACTCGACCGCTGATGTCGGCACGGCTGGCTATCCGCCTGCTCTGACGGCTGCCACGACCGCCGGTGAAAGCGCTCTCACGAGCGACTACGAAGGCTTCGGTGGTAAGGCCATGCGCCTGTCCGTCCTGAAGCAGACGATCACCGCTGGTTCACGCAAGCTGCAAGCTCGTTGGACGATGGAAGCTGCGCAGGACCTGACTGCTCAGCACGGCCTCGACCTCGAGTCAGAGCTGACCGCTGCTCTGTCGGCTCAGATCGCTCACGAAATCGACAACGAGATCCTGAACGACCTGCTGAACCTGGCTTCGACTGTCGGCACGTACGACTTCGCTGCTCCTCCAGCTGGCTTCGCACCGAACTACATCGGTGACCGCTTCGCTGAGCTCGGCGTTCTGGTGAACAAGCTCGCCAACGAGATCGGTGCTAAGACCCGTCGTGGTCCTGGCAACTGGTTGGTTGGTTCGCACCTGATCACCTCGATCCTCCAGTCGGCTTCGAAGTCCGTCTTCGCACCAGCCGTCTCTGGTTCGTTCGACAGCCCAACTGGCAACAAGCTGGTCGGCACGATGAACGGTCAGATGAAGGTGTACTCGTACAACTGGGGTCTGAACGACGCTTGGGGCTTCGGTCCTGCCAACGAGGCCAACACCGCCGTCGGTGCAACTGGTGAAGACATCCTGATCGGCTACAAGGGCGGTTCGTCCGAACTCGACACGGGTTACTTCTACTGCCCATACGTGCCGCTCATGAGCACTGGTGTTGTCATGGACGCCAACACGTTCATGCCAGCTGTCAGCCTGATGACGCGATACGGCAAGGCCACCTTCGTGAACGCTATGACCAGCCTTGGCAACTCGGCTGACTACTACGCACGCATCCGCGTGACGAACGTCGCGTTCAGCTGATCCTCAGCACTTGAACAAAGGGGCCGCAATGCGGCCCCTTTTCTTTTGTTACAATAGGTCCATGCCACGCGGTCGAAAGAAGGGAACGAAGCTCTCAGATGAGCACAAACAGCGTGTTCGCGAGGGACTGCGCAAGCACTTTGAGACGAACACCGTTTGGAACGCCGGAACAAGAAGACCAAAAGGGCGAACTCCTGAAGAAGTAGCAAAAGGCAGAGAACTTAGACTTCTTGCTGTTACAAAAGCGGCAAGGACTAGAAGACTGAAGACCATTGAGTCTTATCTTGATCGAGTCAGGGACAGTTGGTCGAACGGAATTTTCAGCACTGAAAACGGAGTAGACTATCTACAGATGACCCATCAATGCGGGTCATCTGTCAAGGTTCAGTTGCAGACCATAAGGAAGTGGAGCTTCGCTGATGGTCTGTGCAAGAAATGCCATCCAGTTTTCTCTGGAACCTCAAGATCTGAGGGCGAGCTCCTTGATTGGGTGAGGAGTATAGAACCTTCAGCTTTGCACCGACAACAGGTCATAGGGCACGAGGTAGACATTCTCGTACCAGATCTAAAGCTGGCCATCGAGTACGATGGTCTGTATTGGCATTCCGAACTCGCTGGATATCCAATCCGAAAACACCTTGACAAAACCGAGGCGTGCTTATCTGTTGGGATAAGACTCATCCATGTGTTTGAAGATGAATGGGTGCATCAGCAGGGCATTGTTAAGAGCAGAATCTCAGCACTATTGGGGTCTTCTACTAGAATCTTTGCACGTAAGCTCAGAGTTCGAACCGTTGACCAGAAAACCTGTACTGAATTTTTGAATCGAACACATCTTCAAGGTTCTGTTCCTGCCTCTGTTCGACTTGGACTGTTCCTAGACGATCGCTTGTGTGCAGTTATGACCTTTGGTAAACCAAGGTTTCGTCGTGATCATGAGTGGGAACTTCTCAGATACGCGGGTGAACTCAACACGACCGTGGTTGGGGGAGCCAGTAAACTTTTGGCAGCATTCAGGTCAACTCACCCCGGAAAGATCATCTCGTACGCCGACAGAAGATACAGCTCTGGTGAAATGTACCGACAGCTTGGCTTTAAGGAGCTTGATGCCAGCTCACCAGGGTACTTCTATTTCAAGGGTGATCTCCGCCAAAATCGCCAGACTTTCCAGAAACATAAGCTTGCTGGCAAATTGGAGACCTTTGATCCAGCCTTGAGCGAAGCTGAGAACATGTTCATGAACGGTTGGAACAGAATTTGGGACTGCGGAAATTTGGTCTTCAGTTTGTAACGATCGATTTTCCGTTACAAGATCAGGCGTAGAATGCAGCTCATGCATACGCAAACTGCCACCTTCAAGATCCGGTTCAAGAAGCGCGTCGTCTTCAAGGACCAATCCGGCACCGTGTTGCGAGTGTTCGAAGTTGGCGACACGTTCGACGCGACCACCGCCACCGAATCGTACTGGGTGACCTCGATGGGTGGCATCTACTTCGATGAAGCGGAGGCCGCATGAGCACCATCAAGATCACCCTGAGCGTGAGCTACCCGAACCTGAATCCCGCCGAGCTGGAACGGCTGCGGACAGCGCTGCGCAGCTCGATGCTGCCGGCCTGCATGAGCGCGGCGGAGACGGTGACCAAGGACGATGGCACGAAGCTGAAGCATGACCAGCTCATCGTCGACGGCGAGATCAAGATTGGCTGAGAACATGCGTCAA